TACCAGCAGTGTAGCTATGTGACACCAGCTCTATGCTTGTTACAACTTTTAGTAGCTCAGTAGGTTGATTGCTAAGCTTTTGCGAGTCCCTAACTCTGGCATCAAACCTTCTGTAAGGTAAGTTCACCGGAACAATAACGACTTTGTCACTCCTTGCACACGACGCTACCGCCCCCGCTGCAAAACATATCTGCTGCAATGCCCCACGCAAATTCCCAGGTGGAATCCAGCCCTGAATTGTTGTGTCCTTTATGGAGTCGTCCACCGTGAACACGATGCCCTTCGATAACAAGACTTGATTTAGGATCAATAAGAGTGAGGTAGGAGTCGACCAAAAACCGCCATCATAATCTGTTTTTGACATGACCCCTATTGCGTCAAAAGCCCTGAGTTCTAAGGTATAGTCATTGGTGTTTACGAATGTGTCCAAATAAAACTTGCCCAGATACCGAGAGACGCCGTCAATGTTTTCATAGCACTCCACTGGCAGCCGCTCAGACAACACGCAGTCATTAGAAAACACAGACAAGGCGATATCTGTGTTGTAAACCTTTACCTCTAAAACGTTATACGGCAACTCGATACTAATAGGGTTTACTTCTTCCACCAGAGAGGCTGAGATAACATCTGTACCTGAAAAAGTATAGGTAGTGGCACCTGCAGTCAGTATAATTACCGGATTGGTTATGCTCATGTTGCCTTTGGAGACTGCGCAATAAAATTGACCGTAATACTAGCCCAGTCAGTTGTTAATGACTTCCATTTTCTTAGCTGTCGTTTTACACTCGAAAAATAAGCAATAAAAGTAAATGGCACGCCATCTGAGTCAGGCACCGTAACTGTATGGAATTCCACTGCCTCTGTAAGCTTTGCCCAAAACAGCGGGTATGCTGTTTTTTCGGATGCGGTCATTGGTCTGCCAATTTTTAGTTGTTGATTATGATATGTACCAATCAACTCCCGATGCAATACGCCATCTGCGGTCCGCTCTGCGAATTTATCCAGAAAATCACATGATTCTGAAAGTTCAATAATCGGTACGTCGAATTCAGTCCCGTCTATGGTAATCATTTTGCATACCTCCAAACGAATCCGCCAGCGGCTTTCTTTTTGCCCGTGCGACACGCGGAAATTACTTTCCAATTAGTTCCTGTTGCTAGTCCCGCTTTTTTGGCACTGTCAAATGTGGCAATATAGACACCATCTTTTGTGAATTGTGATACGGGTTTTTCCCTCAGAAACGCAAGTATCGTTTTGTGTGATTGAGAAACGTTATAAGCTTTGTTTCTCGCCGGATCTATGTCTTTATTGCCCTGGTCGGCATAACGCCATTGATATCCGCACGCCAATCTTCTTTTTCCCTTGCAACAATCAGAGATGTGAGAAGCCCTCCCCGTAGCTAACATAACGGCGTTTTGGCTTGGAAACGTTTGAATATATACTCCGCTTTCAGTATATTGATTGACGGGTTCGCTATTCCCTAGCGATATTCTCTGTTTGGTTGTGTCGCTTCGACGCGTACCATAGAAATTATGCTTTTCGCCCCGTTTCGAAAGACTCATTTTTGATTTAGTTTCGTCCGAGACTACCTTGTTGGCGTTTCCACCAAGCTCTAAGTTGTATCCGTTGGGTTTTAATGAGTTATATTCTGCAATATATTTGATTTCTAGCATATTTAATTGATCAATTTGACATACTTCTATAATTTCAAAAGAGAAGTTTTCTACACCATACTTATCAATGGCGTTATGAATAAAATAATTATGCTGTTTGCGTTCCCCACTTTTGTGTTCCTTAAAACGTAAATTAATACGCCGGCTCTGTCCTATATAGACCATTCCGTTGATAGTATTCGTAATTTTATAAATACCGCAATTGGGGGATTGTGTTACAATTTCGTCCATCAGAACACCTCCGCGTGTTTTGGTCACGTACCCGGATGTTTGCGCATCGCGGGTACACTTATTGATAGAGAAATTATACCACAAGGCGGTCATGATGTAGCGCCTCCAATAATTAAACTTGCACCAATTCTGTCGTTTTCCCGGATTATTTCAGGCCTCAAGACCCTGATCAATTCCGACATGGATCCGGCAAAGTTGATTGTGACGTTTTGATTATTCTGGTTTGCCGATAATCTTTCGTCAATAATTTCGCGCAATAATCCCTCTGGGGTTTCAATATTGCGTTGAGACTTCTGATCCCCAAGCACTGCCAGGAACTTTGAATTCGGAGGTATTACCGCGCCTTTTGCCAGGAGCGGGATCTGAGGAGCTGTAACAGTTGAAATTGGTTTCCATCCCGGGAAAACCGATCCCGCTGAGTTCGCGGCACCGATCAGGTTATTGAGTCCGCTTACCGCGCCCCTCAGCATGCCATTGAGCAGGCCGATAAGCCCATTGATGATCCCCTTCACGAAATTTTTTATACCCGTGAATATGGTCTCGAATTTCGTTTTTACCCAATCCAGTGCAGTTTTGAATGCGTCTTTGATTGGATTCGTAACATGTTCTGTGAACCATGCCTTGACCTTGCCCCATATTTCTATAACCTTAGTCCAGGCATCGCCGGCTTTGGTCTTGATAGAATTCCAGGTTTCGGTAAAGAAGTTTTTAATTGGATCGGTGACATTCGTTTTGAACCACTCCTTGACCTTGCCCCAAATCTCAATTATTTTTTGCCAGGCTACAATTGCGAAGACTTTTATTTTCTCCCAAAGGTCCGAAAAGAATTGCTTTACATCGATCCATGCCTGTTTGATCCAGGCACCAGCGTCTGCCACTGCCTGCTTGATCCAGTTCCAGGTATCGATCGCAGCTTGCTTTATCCAATTCCAGACATTTGTAATAGTATTTCCGGCTGCAACCACGACTGAAAGGATCCAGTTCCAGGTATCGATCGCAGCTTGCTTTATCCAATTCCAGACATTTGTAATAGTATTTCCGGCTGCAACCACGACTGAAAGGATCCAGTTCCATGCAATTTCTGCATAATACTTGATATCGAACCAGAGATTATCAAAAAACAGATCAATTTCATGGATCCAACCCTTTATTTTTTCAACCGTTTCAAGAATCTTTGGGTCGATATCCACAGCCTGCATGACTATGTTTCCACCAGCTCCACCGCCCCCGCCTGATTCTTCCTGAGGTTCTTCCATCTGCAGCACATTCAATTGATCAAATGCTGCCAGGGCACCTTTAGCTGCTTTGGTCATTTTCTCGGTATTTTTCGCTGCTTGTCCCGTAGCATTGGCTGTCCCTTGCGCACTCCCGGAAACATACTGCATTACCTGTTTTTGACCAGTGAGAGCTGCAATGAACATCGACACGTAATTTATGGCTTTTACCAGCCAGTTGATCACGGTCATAAGCGCGGGTGCAATTGCAGTGAGTATTGTCGTGCCCAAAGCCATCATTGACCCCTTAAGGGTATCGAAGGCAGTCTTTAGTTCCAATACCTTGCTGCGATATGCTGAGGTCACATCCAATGACTTATAAAGGGTATTAGTGAATTTTTGAGCCCATGCGAAAATTGCAATTCCAGCGAGGACAAGGATTGCAACAATTGCGGCGATTGCGAGCGCAATTCCAACCACTGCCACAACAACGGCGGCGGCTGTGGCGACAACGGTTCCTAAAGCCATTGCTGCCCCCGCTGCACCAGTAATTATTTTCCCAAACAGTGCCTTCATCGCAGGAGACAATTTGCTGGAATATTGAACCGCTGTAAGCATTTTTGCGCCTATTTTTGCCACGCCGGTAATATAGGAATCGTAAGTTTTTATCAGGCTTTTTTGTACTCCAGCCATTGACTTGTTTATTCTTGCCAAGCCTCGATTAAATCCACCGGAATCTATGCTCGTATCGAAGCGGATGCTTCCGTCATAAGCGCTCATGCTTGCCTGCCTTCCAATGCCTGGTCAAATATTTCGTCCATTTCGATCTGCTCAGGCGTGCGCGTGTCGGACTGACCAATCTCAAAAATATGCCCCAGCTCACGCGCAAAGTCGTAATCTTCCTTACTGCCTTTTCTACTGAAAATGCGCTTTCTCAACGCCGTAAGATTGCAGAAGAATGTCTCACTGCCCAGATCCATGAACAGGGCAATAAATTTCCACCAGTGCATATCCTTTTCCTTGTCCAGGTCGATTCCATGGGTTTGTTTGAAAGCGGCGAAAATATAGTTCGCATCCTTAGCCCATGAGAATAATCGCTCAGGTTTTTCGTCAGATTTCTCACCGTCACCTTCAACCGCCCCATCCAGAAACTTGATCGCCATTTCCATGGCTTTTTCAGTGTTATCTGGTTTTACCGGGTACATGACCTGCAGCAGGATCATTTGCTTTTCTAAACCAGTCAGCTCTTCATCCTCAAATGCCATAACAACTTTCAGGCAATCCCGAAAGTTCGTATTAACGGCATATTCCCTGCCTTCAACTTCAACTGCATCCGGCAAGATATCGGTGAGGATGC